GCCGAAGGCGTTCATGACGGAGGATACATTGTCGATAGATGTCGAAACATCGGTATCATTGAGCTGGGCAAACTTGATGAATTTTGCCGAGAGGTCATCCAGCGCCTGCCCGGTCAGGCCGAAACGGGTGTTGACCTCGCCGACAGCAGCACCGGCAGTTTCGAAGTCCGTCGGTATCTCCGTGGCGAGGTCTTTTACGATCTGGCACATATCCTCCAGCTCATCGCCGGTAGCACCAGTTTTCTGCGCAACGATGTCGAGGCCAGCATCCACCTCGTTAAAGGCAGCAATGGAGGCAGCGCCGATGGCGACAATGGGAGCCGTTACATGCGTAGACAGGCTCGTGCCGACATCCGATATTTTCCCGCCGACCTCCTGCAGTTTAGAGCCGGTCGCCCGGAGTGTTGCCGTGATAGAAGTATCTGTTTCCCGACATTGCTGTTCGAGGTTTTTGAGCTCGTTTTCGGTCTCTATGATCTCACGCTGCCATGCATCATATTGCTGCTGGGTGACGGTACCGTTTTTTAGTCCAGCATCCATCTGGTCTTGCACGGACTTCAGCTGTGTGAGCTTTTCCTTCGTTTCGGAGACTGCCTGTTGTAGGAGCTTCTGTTTCTGTTCGAGCAGCGTGGTATTTGTCGGGTCGAGCTTCAGGAGCTTGTTGACATCCTTCAGCTGCGACTGTGTTGATTTGATTTCCTTGTTTACACCGGATAGGGCTTTGGAAAGGCCGGTCGTATCGCCGCCGATTTCCACGGTTATGCCTTTTATTCTGTCAGCCATGCGATGACCTCCTTCCTGTTAAAATCGATCCATCTGCTCCTGTGTCGCGAGCGCAGGATAGTTGTAATCGTCGTTGCTCATTTCTGCGTACATGTCATTGACAGTCCCGATGGTGAGCAGGTCAAGCTCCGAGATGGAAAGCCCGATCTGCACGCACCGGAGTAAAAAGAGCGGGGTTGTCATTTCCCGCTCTGTCGGATGATGTTTTTTTTAGACTCCACCTGCTGTTCCACATTCAGTCCCCACAGCTCGATGATCTGTGGCAGGATTTCATAGATGGAGAAAGTGTTGAACTGGTCGAGCCAGTCCTCCGGGGTATCCGGGACATCAGGATTCTGATGCTTTGCCATCAGCCATGCGATGTTCTCAAAAAGTTCCAGACTGAAAGTGTCCAGATTGGAGCTTTCTGCATCGTTTTCATCGATGCCTTTCTGTAGCTCGTTTAAATCCTTGTATATGTCCCTGTGGAACTTGTTTCTGTATAGGCGAGGAATGGCGGCAGAGGCGCGGAATTGTACCTCCTTGCCGTCAACCTCGATTGTTTTTGTTACAGCCATATTGCGCCTCCTTACTCACCGTCGTCACCGTTGCTTACCGAAGCACTCGGCTCATATACAGCGTTGTACCATGCGTCGTAAACAGTGCTTGTAGTGTTCGTGCCGGTTTTGACCTTCACAATGCCGGAAGGGAGCGGAGAAGCCGTAATGGAGAGCGTCTCTGTCTGCACCTCAGTAGAGTCCTCCTTGGTGCTGCCGGTGACGGAAGGGCGGGTCGCGCTGCAGTAATACATGCAGTGACGGATCTTTCTCTGATCGCCGGAGAACTCGAAAAGCAGAGCAAAATGCTCCGGCTCCACGTCCTTGTTCTCCACAATGACACCGTTGGCATCTTCGGTCTCGTGCATGACGTCCGTGAGAAAGCTCTCCGGAATCAGCGCCAGTTCAAAGTCGCCGGAATAGCCGTTGTTGTTTGAAACCATGTAATATACGGAGTCGTCCGCATAGAATGGATCATTATCTCCCTCAGCATCCAGCGAAAGGGATACGGCACCGGGCATTGCTACGGGTGTACCAAAGGTGACAGTGCCGTCAGCGGCAAGCGTAGCAATGGCGTAGTGGCAGTTTTTAAGGCCGAACTTGACCTTGTTACTCGTGTTAGGCATAGTTTTTAACCTCCTATGATCTGTGTTTGATATAAGACCTCGTACAACTTCTCCGACTCGATCCATACCTCAGATTTCTCATAAGGCAGGTCGTGGGCGATTAAGATGTCCTCGATCTGGGTTTCTGTTTCCGGGTCTTTTACGTCCGTGTATAATTCGATGTTCAGTTCATCAATTTTTTTGAACACAGTGTCATCCGCGAACATATTGTCAGAGCCCGGATAAAGAAAAACGAGGAAGGGCGGGTCTGGTGACTCGCCTTCGGCAAAATGGTCGTAGGCAAGCGGCAGACCGGCTTCCTCTAACATGGTGATTACATCGTCGTATGTCATGATCCACCTCCCAGCTTCTGTCTGATGGTATTGACGAGCTTTTCGTTTCCGCGCTCCTCGGCTGAGGCGATATGAGGCTGCGCCGGAACACGTCCGCCGCCTCGTTTCACATGTCCATGCTCCAGAAGGTGTGCCAGCTGATAGCGGTTCCTCGAATGCACTACAAGGTCAATGCTCTGTGAATCCTCATGCATATTCTTGACAGACCAGCTTTTCTTGTATTTACCGGTATCAACCGGAGCGCCTGCCTGAATATCCTTACGGACGGAAGCAGCAGTTTCTTTCACAGCGGCCTTCATGTCATCTGTGGCGAGCTTTGAATATTTTTCAAGTTCCTCCATAATGGCTTCACCCATCTCGTTTATTGATACATTTTTACTCATGCGTTCTTCTCCAGCTTGCAGTTGAATTTCAGGCTGTTATGCTTATAGCCCATCGGATTCACATAGGTGATGTTGTAGGTGCGGCCTTCCGCGATGATCCGGTATTTTGTCGATTCCACATCCGCAAGCTCAGAGCAGTAGCGGCAGGTGAAGTCCAGCGATTCCTCCGGATTGATGACTACATCGGAAGATTCGGAACCGGAGCTCGTGCCGACAGTCGCCCAGCAGGAAAAATAATCCGACCAGCCGGTTTTGTGGTTTCCGTATTTGTCGACGATGACTGTATTTTTCTGGAAGGTGACTCGCACCCTCATAGCTGCTATATTCATGAAAACGCTCCTTCCCGTATTGCAAAAAGAAGAGAGCGCAGTGTCATGGTAAGAGCATGGTGGTCGGCTTCCTCCCTGTGCTCAAAGAGATAGGCACAGGTATAGAGGATAGCGACCTTCATGGTTTCACGGATTGCAGACAGCTCCGCCTCGGTATATTCATCAGAAGAAGCGGCATCGGAGTCGATCACTTCCCACTGATCATCCGTAAGTCTTGCAATATCAATACATAAGCGAATTGCGGAGGCCAAGAGGATACCGACCGTGGCATCCTCATCCGACGAATCTACGCGCAGATAGGCCTTCGCATCTTCAGTTGAAATCAAAGCCACGGTCGTTCACCTCCCTGCCTTAAGAACCGGAAGTTGCCTTCATGTCAAGAATCTTGATGCCTTCGGAAAGGATCAGCTTGCCGTCAACACGCTCCGTGCAGGTAAAGCCGACCTGACCGTTGGTAGCGTAAAGCTCGTTGAGACGCTTGATCGTGCGACCGGCTCTATCAGCGATCCAGTAGCAGGAGAAGTCGCCGAATGCGATGGCTCTTGCGCCTGCGGCCATTGTAGGTACCTTCGGAGAGGTGTAGAGCGGATAGCCAAGCAGTCTATCAGGCTCTCCGGCAGTAAGAGCAGGCTGCCATACATAGACGCCGTTCAGATCCTTGAGCTTTCTGATAGCTGCGACAGTGGCATCATTCATGAGGAACTTCGCCTTGCTGCGATACGGTGCCTTGAGAGAGTACACAAGGCTGATCAGCTCATCGGCGGTAATTGCCGTAGCGGAAGCTGCGGTAACACCGGAAGGAGCACCACCAGCGGCAGAAGGGATGAACAGGCCAGTAGGTCTGTCGATAGCCGTCTGGCCGGTCTGCACAGCACCGTTGATGAAGGCATCCTCTTCAGCTTCACCGAAGGCGCGACCGAATTCCTCAGAGATGTAGCCCTCGATATCAAAGAAGCTGTCGGAAAGCAGCTCGTCGGACACCTTGATGAGGTCAGTCAGTTTGAAGGCATCAATGCTGGTCTGCGCGAAGGTCGGATTGCTCTCGGTGTAGGCACCGTTCTCGGCAGTCCATGCCGCCTGCGTGTGGCCATTTGCCACAGGGATCTTGCGTTCGTTCTGTGTGGTGATGACCTTGCAGCCGATAGTACGCATGATATTGTTTTCATTGAGCGCCTGAACAAGGGTGTGCTCGAATTCAATCGGAACAAGGTACCCGCCGTTTGCATCGGTTCCTTCCTCAAGTACATCGCGGATTGCGGGATTGCCGGGATGACGGATGTTGTCCCAGAAGGCCTTTTTATAGGCAGCAGAAGCTCTGCCGGGCTTATCCTCCGGTTCATCCTTTACACCGGGCTTTCCGGTGAGCGGAGTAGAAGTCGGTGCGCTCATCATCTTGTCGATCTGCTCCTGACGCTGCAGACGCTCGATATCCTTGGTGAGGTCGGTGACTTCCTTTTCCATTTTGTCGTAGGTTGCGGCATCCTCAGCAGAGACCATGCCGCCGTTCTGGGAGTGAGAGTTGAGAAAAGCCTTAGCGGCCTCCCATGCCTTCGCTCTCTTTTCCATGAGTTCCATAATCTGAGTCATAATAAAAATCCTCCTTTAATGTGCGAGAAGCGAAAGGCGCTTCTCAAGATCGGTTACTGGTACCATGTGTTTA